TGGTTATGCGCCTATCCGAATAATGCTTTTCGACATCCAGATCGGACAGATCGAGCCTGTTGGAAGTGGAAATCCCTTGCTTTGCAACCTGATCTTCGAGCTTGCGCACCCGCTCGGTCGTTTGTAAGGACAGCAGACTTTCCCTCAAGGATCCCATTTCTTCCATATGTTCGATTAGGCCGGCCTGATGAGCTATTTCCGCGTTAATGATCGCCTCTCTTTGAAGGATTGCTTCGAGTTCGGCTTCCAGCGTCGCAAGTTCGGCCCGCGCCGCTGCGACGCCTGCGATAGTAACCTCAAGCTGGGCTTCCAACGTCGCCGTCCGACCGATTTTGTTCCTTAGTTCGGCAATATCCGATATCAGCCGTTGCTTCCTCAGTTCTGTTTCGATGAGGTTCATCCCCTCTTCAACAATCGACATCTGGATACGCGCAATATCGATTGCACTGCGAAGTATTTTCAAATCCATTTCAGCCGCGGCTATTTCCTTTTGGACCTTCTCGATTTCCGCAAGGGCAAGGTTCGCTTCCTCAACGATAATCTGCGCCTGTAATTCCGCAATCCTCGCTTCAGTCTTCTTTTTCTCCGACTCAAGTCTGGTTCTCAGCGTTTCAAGGGCTGCTCTGTCGGTAGCCAGCGCCCCCATTTTCGCATCCCATTCGGCTTCTTCTGCCTGCCGTTTCAGCTCTCTCGTCGCCAACTTCCGATCGTTCATCAAAACATCAATGCCTGCCAAATACCGCCTTGCTATAATGGAGTTTAATACAAGCGTCTCCTGCACACTCAACTCGGCGAGCTTATTGTTGTAATCTGCCAGCAGATCGGCCAGCCCGGTTTCCTCGACGTCGGCTAGATAGGTGTGCATATTCAGGTAAGCCCGCGCATAGAGCCCGTAAATAAGATCCCTCTCTGCTTTTTGTACGGCATTAAATGCCGCCGACCAAAGGAAGGCCGGCCATATCTTGGATTCCCTCTTTTGCGCTCTTTGGTACGCTTGTATCGACATGGATCACCTCTAAACAGCCAGGATATGTTTCAGGGATGAAGTTACCTTTGAAATTTTATCCAGTTCCGCCGTTTCCGCTATTCTCCTGGCGTCGTAGTATGCCGTTTGGTAAATTCGATGCCGGTCGAGTTCTGTTTGTTCGCTGATCACATTGGTTTTCGTTTTTTCGCTAATACCGATCACAGCCTCTTTATCGGCAAGCACCGCCTGATTTGTCGCCGTTTCGGATTCGTTGATTGCGCCATCCGTCGTTTTTTGCGTGGCATTGAGTGTCATTTGTGATTCCAATTGTCTGTTCATGACAGACTCGTCCACCCTGTTGCCCGCGTCTCGCGTTGCCATTTTAGCCAGGAGAAGTTCAAGATTCTTTTCCTCTAATGCCTTCCTCGCCTCCGCTGCCTCGGTCCGGACATCGGCCTTATCAATAGAGATCCCCGCATCAATAACCCGTTGTTCTGCTGTCTTCAGTTCAATCGCCGCCTGTTCGGCCAGTTCCCTCCCGTATTGCTCAGTGACCGTGGTCAGTTCCGCAATATGGGGAATGAGCTCTTCTTTTTTTGACGCAGTCGCCAGCTTTGCCGCCAGAAGGGACTGCTCAAGGGGAATCTTCTGCTGTTCGGCGGTAAGAAGCTCCCGTTCCTTCGCAAGGATTAATTGCAGGATAGGAATGATCTCTAATTTCTTTTGCGCTGTTAAAAGCTTCTGGTTGGCGAGCATCACCACGTAGTCGGCGGTATCGTCATCGAGTGCGGCAATCTGGTTCCTGATCGCCTCTGCCTGAAGTTCTATGGCTGTCTTTGCCTCTAAAAGAACTGTTCCCCGGCTTGCGGTCTCGATCTCAAGGCGGGACATGGCTTCGTCTTTACCGGCCATATCCATCTTTATCCACGCCAGCTCCTTGTCCCAATCGGTCAGCATTTCTTGTTTTTGCAGCTCCCATTCCATGAGAAAATTCCTGTAGCTGAGGTCGTAGGAAATACCGGTCTGCTTGAGTTCTCTTTCAATGCTGTCTTGAAGGATGGCAAAATTGATTTCGGATAACTTCAGTTTGGTATCCGTCTCCATGTCGTTTTCGGCGTCATAGAGAAAACCGGGCATTCTCAGGAACCCGCGACCGGCAACCACAGAGAGCGCGTCGTTTCGCCCCTTGACGTATCCCCGCATCACTACGCCTTTTTCATGGAACCATTTCGCATTTTCCCGACTTTGATCAGACATGAGCGCACCTTTATCCCGCCAGGGCTACCGGCAGAATCTTGATGAAATCCAGTTCGTCGAAGCTTGTTACCGACAGTTTCCACTTCTTCCCCGAAATATCCCGATCGGAGCCAACCTCGCCGCGTGTATCGATGGCGTAGGCCCGCCGCGTTCCATCCTCTACTTCCAGCATGAGCATCGGCTGTGTGCCGGAGATCCCCAGCCAGGCACGGCGCAACTTCTTCCTGTCAGGAACTCCGAAAGCCGTTTGGCTTAAGACGACCCCCGTATTGATGGTTTCTCCTGCGTCTGTGTCGCCGGTCAGCTCATAGATCCCTGTCGAATTCGCTCCGTAGGTTTTTCCCTCGAACATGCAATAGGAATTGAAATCAAAGCCGGAATAGACCGACGGGAAGAACTTCGGTGTGTTCAGGACGTAACATTCGTAGACATCGCCATCGATATCGATAATGACATTCAGGGCGATTGCATCCTGAACAAGGCAATAAGCGCTCAGGCCGCTTGTTGTCTGGTCGGTCATAACGAGAGCATCAGAAACGACTTTTCCGATGGCGCTCACACAGGAGGACGCATCTGCGAGCCCCAAGGATTCGGCCAAGGACGGCATGAAGGATATAAGGACGGCTGCCGTATCGACCAGCGCGAGGACGTCCGCAATCAGCTTATCGAATGCCCTTCTTGCCTCATCGGTCAAGCGCAGTGTGTCCGCCGCGCTGTGGTTGAACAATCCGACTACGGTCGCGAGGTCGCTGAATCTCATATAATCCAGGACTCCGACAATCCATTGAAGGGTGATATTATCGGCAAGCTGGACGGATTCCGCAATGGATCTGTTAATTACCCGTGCGCCATACGGAAGATCATAGAGGTTCAACCGTTCCGTCGGCACTATTTCCGTTCCGTCCCAATTGTTCGATTGACTGTCTCTCAGTGTCAGCCAGTCAGAAACACGGATTCCCAAGACAGGCAATGGAGCATCCGCCAGGTTAACGCCTTCTAAGACAGTCTTCGCCCAGCCAGGCAAGGCATTGTCATAGATAAAAACCGTGTCGGTCAACGACACATTGGCGATATAGGCATAAGAATCGGAATCTGAAAATTCCGCTTCTTCCGCAATCTCTCCATAATAATGAAGACCAAGCGTGTCGGCATCTGCCAGGTCCACATCGTCATTTACTGCCTCAGACCAATTGGAGTGAAATGACTCTTCTAAATGGATAGTATCTTCGACAACGCCCTCATATTGCGGGATTCGGTCAGTCAGTATCAGGGACTCTTCAACGGATTCGGCGAAATAACGGAGTACATCAGAGAGATCAAGCGATTCGAGGATGGATTCTTCGTAGCTGTGAAAGGTGCCCGTGCGTATCTGATCGAATTCGCCAACGCTCAGGATACGATTAAAGACGGCAAACTCATCCAGGATACCGTCATATTCATAAGATGAGGTAAGATCCCCACGAGCGCCTAAAGCAAAAACTACATCTGCAACCGACTGCTCATTCGTCCAATTTTTTGTATAGGTAGTCGCTTCACCGGCAGTGTCGTCCCATACTCTTGCTGTACATGTTTTATTTACTCCGTCACATGCAATTCCTATATGATACCACCTGCCTGCTTGAGGATAATGCAGGGGCATAGTTTCGTAGTTTGCGCCATTGTTATAACCATAATAAACATGCAATACGTTGGGATCTGATATACCTAATGACAGAGCGAAAGATCGTTTATTTTCAGTGATATTATATTTAGAGAAGATATACATGTTGGTCGTTGTTACTCTCTCGAACTTGCACCAAAACGCCACGGATGTTTTTTTCACCATATCGCCGCTTTTCAGCGGGAATCCGGCATCAAGACTCGCGTCGGCTATGGTCATGTAATCGTCTTGGCTATCCTCAAAGTCTCCTGCGCAGGAACCTTCCTTGAAATTTCCGGCGCCGGTAGCTTCCGACACCCCTTTATTTGTCAGGGTGTTCCCGCCGATGCTGTCCGCGGTCAGAGCGCCGGATTCAAAGCGCCATAACGCTACACAACCAGGATCTGCTGCAAAATTGTTCGCCACTTAATGATCCCCTTTTCAATCCTGCAAAAACTCATACGTGTAAGATATTGTATTAAAGTCTCTTATTAACTTTACCCAATCAACCGCGAGCGGTGTTGCGGTCCAACTCTCGACATAGTCCCCACTTATAGGGTCAATGGCATAACCATAATAGTTGCACTCACTGATCTGCGCCGTCATTTTTATATAGACTTCGGAACCTTCCAGACTCGAAGGAATCAAGTCGAACACGTGGGTGGGCGGTCGGTCCACTACCACGGATGTGCCGGCTTGATATGCGTCGTGAACTACAGAATATCCATCGCTGAAATCATAATGACATGCTCCGCTAGGTGTAATGGAATTGATGACGCGAGGCAGCCATCCGTCCGGGATGTTGTGTTTAACCGTAACGCCCCACCTGACGGCGGTGCTTGAAACCTGAAAAGACGTCACCTTAATCGGCACAGAGGCATAAACGGTTAGTTTAAGCTTTACACCTATGCCGCCTGACGGATCGTTTTTAAATATAAACCGCCTGTAATCCGCAGTCAGACCATAATCCGACCATGCAAAGGTCGGATCCATAGCCGGGAATAAATCGGTCGGGAAAATATCGATCTCCTCCGGCACGGGTTCTGTTGATGGAACGATGTTGATATAGGGCAACGTATCTGCGTATGTGCCGCGGGGCTGAATAAGATCGTCCGGTTTTCTCCGGTCTGCATCTAAATATCGTCCCGGATATTGAGTGTACGGCGTGGATATCACATAGTCGGGGGTCACTTCATCAGGTATGGAAAAATTCACCCAATAGCCATTTGGATCCTTTGGCGCATCCTTATCCTTAAATGTTATAGACCAATACCCCTTGCGAGGCTCTTTTTCATTTGGAACGTATGAATAATCCGTCCCAACATAATTTGAATTTGAATCATAAACATAAAAACGAAGGCCAAAACTTTCGTCTATATGGTCGCCATTTCCCCATGTAAGAATGAATTTCCACCCGCATGGCCTTACCCCATCTATATGGGCGATCACTCGCGCCTCGCTTTTGTCATGCTTCACCTGGACGATAACCTCATCCTCCTCGGCAAATCCCGCCGCCGCCCCTTCTATCGCTCCGTTGTCGCGCAACGGCGAATCCGGCTCGCAATGATAAAACAGCAGGGCGGTTACAACACCGACAGAGCACACATCCACAGTGCAGGTGTCGGTTGCCGCATCGATTGAAACAATGATTCCTCGGAGAAATTCATACTCCTGCATGTCTCCGACGGTGGGATAATTCATGCGGGGCATATCCGGTTCCCTTATTGTCCAATGACTACGATCTTAATCACAACGCCGGTCGGCGGTGCGGGCGCGACGGTATCAAGCGTCAGCGTTACCCAATCACTGTAGCAGCTTTCCAGGCCGCCGCTTGCAGTGGCCTTGACTGCTGTTACCGTGAAATAGTAGGTTCCGTCCGGGATGTCCTTCAGCGCGTGTCGTGTTTCCTTCGCTGCAAACTCCCGATGAACGAACTTGGGCGAATTGTCCTGTTGCAGTTCCGTGCCATAATAGACCAGGTATCCGCCTGTTTCGCCAAGCTTGTCGTGGTCCGCGCTGGGCGACCAGGATAGTTCAACGTCAGAGGCAGCCTGTACGCCGGATGGAATGATGAATCCCCAAAACAGCGCCAATATCAAAAAGGATATTATTTTTTTCATGTCCCGCTCCCTTCGTTTATGCGACAGTTATGCATCTCCCAGGAGATATACGTCGTAATGGCCATGCCGGTCGCGTCTTACGCCTTCGTCCAAAACCTGATCTTCAACGTACTTCAAAAACATATTTAATAATTTTCTGCTCTTCAGCGTTACAATCAACAGCCTCGGATGGTCTTGACTGATTCGACTCTCCGCCTTCAATGCGCGACATAATATCTGCAACTCTTTTACAGTCACGGGAGTCTGCCGACCTCCGCGTACCTGAATTTGTCCTCGTAAATAATCTCGAAATCTTTGTAATTGACCAGCATGTCTGCAAAATGGTCCGGATTCCAGCCGTAGCCGTCGTGACCTATCAGGCCGCAATGATGCAGATGCTCTACGGCCAACTCCGAGCAGACGGGGATTTTAGCGATGTGCAGGATGACGGCAAGACCTGTAAGGTGAAGCAACAGCCGCCACCAGGGGTAAATGGTTCTATTCCATTTCAGCACCTGTCCATAACCCATATCAAACAACTCGGGCGTCATAGCACGATGCCTGGCAATGAGGATCTCGCAGCCTTCATAATCTTTGATGTGGGCATGCTCTATCTTCATAAGCGCCTCGTATGTGCGCCCGTCTCCGGATACGATAATGCCGGCATGGTTGTACGCCACATGATCGTCAAGCGCTTTAACCCTCTGAGCCGCCATGATCAGCTTTGCCAGCCATGTGTCGGTGTAAACACAAAAATAATCACCAGGTCGTAGTTCAATCATTCCGCGTCCATTCCTTCGGCAAAATCATCAACAGCTTCCAGTATCCGCATTTTATCAACCGCGTCGTGTGTGTCCGCTCGCGGATCGAACCCCATATCGATTAATGCGTCTGTGTAGGAGCATAGGGCCCGCTGATTGCCGTGCAACATGCCGTAGAGCGTCATGGCGTACCGTGGGAATTTCTTGTTGAGCGCATCCTGGTTTGTCCCTTCTACGCTCTTTTTCAACAGCCCGACCCAATCCTTCACCCTTCGGACAAATACGGGATGTCCGCATCGAGCAAGGGTGAATCCCGCAATGGTGAAATAGGAGATTTTCATCGCTAACCCTCACTAACATTCAACACCTGTTTCGCGAGCGCCAAGAGACGCTTGCGGTCGTCCAGTCCGTTCAGGCCGCCGTTGATCCGGCGCGTAATCAGACGGATATCGTCTTTATCGGCCAACTCATTCAAGCTTTTCCGTTGCCAGTACCAGCCGGCCACGTCGGCGCACAGATAATCATCCAGCGCCAGGCGACCAGGATCATCCAGCAGATACACACCGCAAAAGGTTCCGTAGGCCGCGTAATTCGCCCGTCCTGTCAACTGTATCAACCCGCGCCCTTTAAACTTCTTCCCGTCGCCCGGTTCTGTATTGCCCAGGTCCCTACGCCCTTCATACGCCGCGCCCGATGCCAATTCCTCGCGATAGCGCAGCTCACCGCTTTCGTGTCCGATCTGCGCCAGAAAATGCGCCTGCCTCAATGGAGTGCCGATCTTGTATCTCAACATCGTTGCATTTAAAGGATCGAGCATCGCTTTAATGTGCGCGACCTTCGCGTACCTGTAAATCAAGCGTAGTTCACTAATATCCATGTTTCTCACTTCTCCCTCTTTTGGAGGCGCAACTGGTTATCTCTTATTTCCCTTGTGACGCCCTTGAGCTCGTCAAGGGATGCTGTGATCTGCGGTAAGTGGATTTCAAGCTTCGTTTCCATCTTCGTGATGCGGTTCTCATGGGAAAACGATGCGATGGTTATCCATCCAAAAAACCCTATAACGAAGGCAATCAACACTCCCCATTTCAACGTAACCATGCTTTCCTTCTGAGCTTCACACTTCTGATTTACTTCGAATCCCTTTTCCATTGGACCTGCGCCTCCCGGGTTTTGATTATTTGTGAGCACTCATCCTTCTAGAGCTTTCGATCTGCCTAGCTTGTAGTGCATGTGATCTGATAGGTCACAGCCAGCTCATCGTCAGCAATCACCGCACGGGACGATGCAAACCGTTTCGCGCACATGAGTTTGCCCCCTGTTCCCGTCTTGGCTGCGGCATCGCCCAGGAATGCGCCGTAAACGGTAATGCCGGCGTTCATGACAAAATTTGCCTTTGCCGCCGCATTCGTGCATACCGCTGTGGAGGTCGCCGCAATGGTATAGGATGGCTTATTTGTTAAGGGATCGTCATAATCCGCGTCCTGACATTCCTGGTATGTTCCCGCCGCCCCCAGTTTTGCCGCAGCGGTATCTCCCACCGCAGGAGTGACATCGCCCTTAAATATGCCGACGTACCAGATGGCAGACCCGGTCTTGGATGTCGTCCCGAAGATGATATTCAGCAGATATGCCATGCCTTCCGTAGTGAAGGTGTTAGGATTCGGCTCCCAGCCTTCAAGAAGGACGAGGCCGCCCCTGGTGTGCTTCAGGTGAACGTTACCAGTGAGTTTGATCCCGGACTCCTGCCTGTGCCTGGCTGCATAACGCAGATCGGCAATGTCTCTAAACCTCTGTAAATTCAGACCCGCAAGACTTTTGATGATTTCTATCATTGCTCATTCCTCCCTTTCGTTTTCATTCAGGGCAAAGAAAAGGGGCACATCGATGTGTCGGCACCGACATGCCCCTTTGTCCTGCTTTGCCTCTCTCTCCGGGTGGCCACCCTTCGAGGGAAACCCTGATTGTTAATAACCCTTAGATTGATTCTCCCCCGCGTGTCTGAACAACATCCACGCTGTCCGTAAATTGCCCCGCACTTTCCACCCTCTTAACCCAGCCGCAAATCGCAACGTCTGAGAACCCGGCATAACTGCCTTGAGTATTCAGCGACATTTCCGATTGCGGCACCTTGCCCGCTCGCAAAACAGCTATTGTTTCCGGATCAGATAATCCGGACCCTTGAGAAGAACTTGTCAATATCTGGATTGTTCCATTCAGATCGCGATATAAAGAGGCCCCATGCTCCGGGGCGCCCATCCTTAATTTGTTCTTCGTCAGGTTGAACACTCGACCGACGACGTTTCCGGCAACGATACCGTCCTCAGCCCTCCAGACCGGAACGTCGCTGATGACCTTCTGGTCGGTCCCCATGATATCGGCCAGGTACGGCATATTGTCGCAATAGATGAGCGTACCCTTGACCGCTCCGGCGCCAACGTCTTGCTGAACCATCTTGCCCGGCTCCGTTCCGGCCAGAAAGTGTGTCATATGCTTAAGACCGATAAAGAGACCCGTATCGACCGAGGCAATCATGGTTACGTCATCTTCATAATCGAAACGGTTTGATGTTAATTTAAACCAACCGAACCTGAACGGCTCGCTGTAATAGATGGAGTTTTTACACGATCCCCATATCCGGCCAAAGGCGTAGCAAAGATTCTCCATGAAAGGGGGAGGACTGCACAGAAAAGACGGCAAGGGTTCCACATAAGGCAAATCAACAATCGCATCGACGGCGCCGACTCTGCTGAAGATGCTCTCGTTGGCATCCGTGATCCAGACCGTTGCGCCGGCCGGACGGTTGAGCAGTTGAATCCCGCCGATATCCGATAGGGTGATCATGGCGATCGGCCCGTTGCCGGACATCTCATCGCCCTCATGATTGGTGTAACAGACTCCATAGGTCCCCGCAGGTAGCCCGCCGCTCGTCGAGAGCATCATTGGCCCTGGCGGAGGCGTCACGCCCCATGAGGAAATCGTATTGTTCTCAGGATCAAATATCCCCTTCCAGAAAGGATTCGAGGCGTAGACCTTTCCTTCCACTTCGAGGTAACTCACGGGAGAAACAGGACCATCGACCGCGCCGACGTCAACCGCAACACCCTGGACATTCCGATAGAGACGACAGTCGGCGACACAGAGCATGCAGGATTTACACGCCCATAGACTGTGAGCAAACGGAAGAATAATATATAATGTCGTGCCCGCCCGCTTCACTAATCTTCCGGTTTGATCCACGTTACAATTCAACAAAATTCTTGGCTCAGTTACTCCTTTGGCCACAAAAAAGTTTTCTTTGACCTTAACGTTATTCATACCCGTAAAAGAGTTTATATTGATCCCACTCATTGTATTAACACTCATTGTATTAACCTTTGACAACTATTCACTAAAATGCTACTATTCCTTTGCTGGATAGGGATGTACACCCGAACGGCGGTATCTGGTTGTCCGCCTTCCAGCACAAACCATCAACCAGCACCTTTAACCAGGAGGTTAATGCATGTCTGCATTTGTGGATCTTACAGGACAAGTATTCGGAAATCTTACCGTAATTAAACAAATAGCAAATAACACAAGCAGTAGTACAAGATGGAAATGCCAGTGTACCTGTGGGGGTACTCGGATTTGCACAACCGGACACCTGCGCTCTGGAAAAATTAGCGGTTGCGGCCGAACAGAATGCAATAGGAGGTTTATTGATCTCACAGGAAAAACCTTTGGACGGCTCACCGTTGTTAAACTCGCCGGGTGCACAAAAAACTTGCGTTTGCTTTGGGAGTGTATGTGCGCCTGTGGCGGCGTTACCATAGCCACCACTTCTAATCTGCGTCGCGGAAATACAAATAGTTGCGGTTGCCTTTGCAAGGAAAGAACGAGTATCGCCAAGCGCACTCACGGAAAAACTAAGACTCCGGAATATAAAGCGTGGTGCGATATGAAAGATCGTTGCTCTAATGATGCCCGCGATGACTTTAAATGGTATGGAGGGAGAGGGATTACTGTTTACCCCGAGTGGATGGATAATTTTGATACCTTTCTCAAAGATATTGGCAAGAAACCGTCTCCTCGCCATTCTATTGACAGAATCGACAATTCCATCGGATACTTCCCTGGCAATTGTCGCTGGGCAACCCAGAAGACTCAGCAAAATAATAGAAGAAACAATCATCTCATTACATTTAATGGTATAACTCAGAGTATCCAGCAATGGACCGACGCTTTCGGAATGAAACGAGGGACAATAGCAGCTAGGCTTGATCGTGGTTGGCCTATCGAAAAAGCATTGACGAAACCTATCTATAATGAGTGACATTTGTCTTGCCATGGCCATTAGTACCACACCGGCGTACTGGTAACTTTGTAATAAGGTTTCGATGCCTTGGGATAGAAAGCCTCCATCATCATGAGCGCCTGCCCATAGAAATTCATGTACTTCGTCGTGTTGGGCGTCTGTCCGTCAATCCCTTCCTCGATCTGAGAAAACAGCTCCTTGACCAGATAATTGACCATCAGGGGCTTTTGCAGGTGAGAAGGAATCCACGAGGGAAGATCGCTGACCAGAGTGATTTCATCCGGGTTCTTGTAATAATAGAGGGTAATGATCTCAGCTTCTTCGGGTATCGGCTTGTAATAGAGCGTCTGAAATTCGACGGCCACCTTCTCCACCGGACCGGCTGCATCAGGGTAATGAGTAGCTATCAGGTCCTTGAGGTTTGGTCTGAGGATTAGACCGTTCGGGTATGTCTCCGACGTTGCCAAATAGAGGCTGTGATGATAATCGGCGGGCATAGCCACGTTATCCGCGGTTATCGAGGCCGTGACTGTTGCGCTTGCGGATAGGCCCGGGATCGCGAATATGGCCGCTATCTCTTTAATGCCCATATTTAAACGATCAACCATCCAGGCGTCACCATAGGATTCCGATCGGGTGATGCTTCTGGCCTCGGTGATCACTCCATCAACATTCATGCCGTTTTCCTCTTTCCGGGTTTGCCCTTCTTAACGGTTTCGTCTGGTTGCTGTTCCGTCTCAAGTTCGGTTCCTGCCGTCTCTGACATCGCACCATTCGTTTCAGCGACCTCTGAAACTGCCTTCTCCGCTTCATTAGAGCAGCGTACACCGGCATCTTCTTCTTTCGGCGGCACATACTCCCGATAGCTGCTGCTGGAGAGCATCCACTTGAGATGTTCCTCGTTGTGGATCAGGCAAACCATTGCACCGTGTTCATTGCGTTTGAACTTGTGTCGGTAATTTTCGATCTTGACGAGGTGCTCGTTGCCCTCTCTCGGTACTACGCATTCGATTATCATTTTCTACTCCTCCTCCTGGGTTGGCGGTCAAGGCAGGGCTGCCTTCGGAGGAGGCACGCCCCGCCCGACCATAAAAGATTAAGCGTCGTATTCTTCGGCGCGATAGCTGAGAATCCCGCGTATGGTTCCACCCTGAAGGGGCACAGCCGTCACCCCTCCGTCGAACTCGGCCACATCTACCGTTAGCGAACTGTCATCGGTTGTGCAGGTATAGGCATTGCCGGCCGATCCTGCCGCAAGCGCTTCGAGCGTCAGAACCGTTGATGTTACCGATTTGACCCCGACCGTCGCGTGTGCGGCAGCCACCTTATACAGGACTCCATCATCGGTATCCGGATCCTCGCGCAAAATCGCCGCCGCCAAATTGGCCAGGGACGCCGCCGCATTGGCTCCGGCGAGAACGTCGCCCTCGGACGTCGGCGAGGATGCCACAAAGGTGTACGTCTTCCCATTGACCACTACAACCTTCGTAGGTGTAACAGGATTTTCGTCCGATGTGACTTTACAGGTTGCTTTTACCGGCAAAACACCGCCCGTGGTTGTCTTCACCGCGATAATACGATCGGTTGCAGACGGGGCGATCAGCGCATCGGGAAGCGCAGTTGCCCGAAGACTCCCGCCTGCCCGTCCAATGGTTGTCCCCGTAATGAAATTAGTGGCCGACACAAGGCCGTTTTTGTCGGCGTTTAACACACCTACATCCTGGACGAGCGCCGCCCCCGTATCAAGATCGTCCTCGATCAGTATAAAATCGAGCGGAACGCAAAACGCGGGCAGAATCACCAGCCCAACCAGATCGTTAACCGCAATTTGACCGGCAGTAACCTCCAGAGTTCCGTCGGCAACAATAACCTCTCCCGCAGCCGCAGGAGATACAGCCGGCCTGCCTCCCATTATTTCAATAGATTCTGTATACATATATTATCCTCCTGTCAGTTGGGGCGCTGGTTACACGCCATATACGGCCGCCCGATACGTCAGGATGCCGCGAATTGTTCCTCCCGCCGCTGTCCCGGCTGCTGTTTTAATGTGCAAACCGAATAATTTCTCCGTTTCGACCGGCGCCACCATCGGGAATAGGGTTGACCGCGCTATACCGCCGGCTTGTGCGGCTGTCGATCCGGAAATCATAACTTCATCGACCTCCGGGGGGGTAGCGGCCTCGTCAATACCGCCGCCGTTAAATACTATTGCGGGCGACCCGCTATCGAGATCATCAACAATCAGCGTGAAATCCAACGGGATGCCGCCCGGCGGTAGAATGCACAGAGCTACAACCGCCTCATCCACGTTTTCGGTATCGGTGATTTCGTAGGTGCCGTCGCTGACGTATACTTTACCCTGCTCAACAGGGTAAACAGCCGGTCGTTGCCCGGCCACATTGTCAGATTTGAGTATAGCCATGATATTTTCTCCTTCCAGTAGTGTAACGAGTTAAGGCGGGAACTCATGCAAGCCCCCGCCTGTTGATCGGTTTGGATTACGTTCCAGGCTGTTTGGCCGCTGAGTCGATTGCCATGACGCCGAAATCGAGGCTGTTGAACGTGACCTTCGTCAGCCCAAAGATGGTATGAGTGCTGACTACAACCTGGTTTCCGTTGTCTCGCGTTTCCTCGTGCCATCCAAAACGCAACCCGGTTCCCGCAGTGCCAAAAGCCAGAACCGCGGCCTGTGCGCCCATGAACAGCCCGCGAGCAGCCAAAACGGCACCGCTGCCATAATCGTTAAATCGGATTACAGCCTGGTGCTCATGCAAAACGACGTTGTTGTACATGCCTAAACCGCCCTGGAAGATCGGGTTTTTGCGTCCCTCAGCAGCCGCCGCGGCTTTCTGGATATCGAGCCACGTCCCCGTCCCGGTCGCAGTTCTGAGGTCATGCACCTGCCACGGATTCATCACCAGCACGAAATGCTTTTCTCCGCCAATGAGGATCGGCTGGATCTTGGGGATGCCCTGGACCCCGCCGCCCATCATGGACGCAGCGGCAACCGCCATGTCGATATACTTCAACTGCATGACATCGCCCGCTACCATTGCCCCCTTAGACCCCGCCGTATCGGTGTAAATGATATGGTGAGCATCCGGAGCCGCCAACGCATTGCCTGAAAAGCCGGTGTAGCTTGTCGGGAAAATGTAGTCTTCATTGATGCCGCGGGCGCCGGACAGATACATGAAAAAGAGCTCGTCGAATACTCTCGCCCACCATTCACCCTGCCGCTTCCGCGCTACTTCGCGCAGAGCGTGTACTGTCCGCTTGCGTGACATTCGACCGCCCGTATTGACTCCGCCTCGCATCTGATCGATCGCGACGGAATCTGTGTAGAATTTCATATCTTCCTCTTTGCCCTCCAGGGGAGTATCTCCTTCAATCGGTTGCATTCGTAATTGCATGGAAAGATCGAAGCTGATCGTATCGCCTGCATCCTTTTCCAGCTCTTTTAAAAGATGGATCGGCATAGTGCTGTCCGGTCCGCCCATAAATTTACGGGAGAAATAACTGTCCCGCGCCACGTCCACGGCCAAAAACGCCGAATACATTTTCACAGCCTTGGGGTCATTTACCCCGATAATGGTCTGTCCCATGGTGAAACCTCCTTGATTTGTGATGTTAAAAAGTCTTTATGGTTCCCTTTTCCCTCATCACTTCCTGCGGTACAGGCCGGCTGTGTTTGAACCGGAACGCGGGACCGGCGCATCATTGCGCCGAATATCAAACTCTCCGCCCATATGCCTGGCGGTCGCTTTCGCTTAACGCCGCAACGGCATTTTCGAACTCTTCACCGGTGAGCTTATCGAGTGTATCGAACCGGTCTCCCATCTCCTGAGACTCGGCTAGAGGCATATTGCCGAGCGAAACGCTGCCCTTCCCCTTCTCAGCTTCGGCTTTCTTGGCCGCTGCCAAGGCTGCCCGCTTTGCCTTCTCCCTGTCGTCGCCCTCGCCTTTACGCGCAGTCCGTCCCAGGCTCTCGTCAACAGTCTCCTTGGCCTTCAGAAGAAGCTGCCGATCGGTCATCTTCTTGCCTTCCTCACTGGCCAACAATCCATTTACAACATGAACATAAGCGGCATTGAGAACCGGGTTCTCGATGTACTCCTTATTCTCTGCAAAAAACTCGCGCTGAGACGCCTGCCAGATGTTCTGAACGGTTTGGACGGCGACTTGCCTGTTGATGTCGTCGTACATTTCTATCTGAAATTTGATTTTATTCAGGGCATCACGCTTCGTGTTATAGTCCTTGACGGTGATGTCGCCTTCGTCAAGTTGCTCATCCAGAGCTGCCAGCTCACTATTGATAGATTCGAGGGTTTTACCCTCAGTACCCGCTTCCAGCTTGAACATCGGTGGAACGGGCGGCTGACCGCCTTTGTTGCCGTCATCCGCGCCAGCGCCCTCCTTGGCTTTCCTCTCCGCGTCTTCGGCGGCCAGGCGTTCCGCTTCGGCCCTTGCTGCGGCCTCATCATCCACCGCCTTCTTGTTGGCGTCCTCTTCGGCCTTCAGGCGGCCATCCTCTTCTTCCTCACTCTTGTCGTCATCGCTTTTGTCGTCTTCGGCTTCGGTTTTATCGCCATCATCGACGCCATCATCGTTCTCGGCTTCGCCGTCCTGTTCCTCCAGCGCCGCTCTTTCTTCTTCGCTGAGGCCTTCCAATTGTTCATCTGTAAACTCTGTCATGATCGGTTCTCCTTCCTCCTTTGGTTTTTGGTAATAAAAAAGCCCCGTAGAATTGATTTTTGGTCAACTCCAACGGGGCTTAGTAAGCGCGGTCGGCTTATCGGTCTATGCGGCTCTCAAGCGGGATAGACCGATGGTATGTGTTATTTCTTAATTGCGTCCTCCAGCAAACTGACGATCATCTTTAAGCCGCGAATCAGTATTCGGGCTATTTTCTTCACGTCTTCGCTCATCCCTTGTCCTTGTTATTGCTCTTAATCCCTCTCTCCGTGTGACCTCGCAGGCCTTTGCTCCTTTTAACAGCCTCGCTATCGCCACTCACACCATCACCCTTTGACTGTGCCTTTTCCATCATTTTCCGTCCATGTTCAGCGGACTCAATCGCATTTAAGGTCTGAGCTCGTTCGATCCTGAGTTTTTCCCGATCGTAATCGACGCCGGCGGCGCTCACCTGCTGATTGACCAACTCAGTCTTGATCTTCGCGGCAACGAGTTGGGCATCCTGCTCCAGCTTCGCTACCTTTGCCTGTTCCGCTGCAAGCCTGGTTTGAAGGATCTGATTCTGCAACTCGGATTCCTGAACTCTCGCATCGGCTTCCGGGTCGGGTGCAGGAGGCGCGTTCGGGTCTGCCTCGGCATCCGGTTCTGTCTGCCCGTTGATCTGCCTGATTCGCTCAACAAACTTTTCCTTCTCCGGTAAATCGGACAGGTCGAACACTAGATCCAGGAGTTGAACCGACACTTCCGGGGCCAGCTTGGTCATCATATCGCTTAACGTATCAAACATGGCCTTGCGCACCGTCGCGCTATAATCCTGCTCGGAGACAATAAAATCGGCCTGGGTCTCCGTAATATCGTTCTCTATGCGGCCGGTCTCGGGATTCGGGGCGTTTATGCTGAGGAACTCAGGCTTGTTGCCCTTACCGATGATCCGAATCTGCTCTTCATCGGTCTTGTATTGCTCAATGAGCGAGAGAGTGATCTCGCCGGAGAGTTTGAACGCCAGCCGGTAATTATCGAACAGGTCTGCCGTGATGACATGACCTTGCTCTTGCCTATTGCTGATTGCAATACCTGATACGGCATTTGTCGATCTGCCCATCAGTTCATCCGTGACGCCGGAGGCGTTTTGGAGATATCGCTCATCCTGCTCCATCAGGGCGATATGCTCGCGGGCTATGTCCCGGTCGTTTTCGGTGCTGATGCTCTTGATCTTGTCCTTTTTCATGACGGTAATGCCGTCTGGGCGCTGCCGGGAATCGTAGAACTCATTCAGCGTGCCCACCCAGGAATCCTCTTCAACGATCGTTTTGTTGCTGTTGAGGATATAAAGAGCCTTGGACCTGCGCTTATTCAGGTCTCGCTGGGGATCTCTCAGATTACGCACCATGCCATACGGCGCATTATCTTTCTTCCGCCGGAATCCCCATATGGGCACTAGAGGAAATCGATTGTGCCGGTAAGGAGCCGCCTCGTCGCTCAAAACGTGACTGCCGCAGAAAATCATCTGCCTCATTTCCAGGCGGACGGTATCAGTAGGCACACCCATGCCCATTTGAACGAGGTCGCCATGCTTAGCCTCGTCGAACTTTACGCCATTGAGCGTACCCAGATCCCGACCACCGCGCAGTACTTGCGTCCGCGCAGGAACCCGATACCATGCCTCTACCAGAAAGACGCGATTGCGCCGCGTTGTCGATACCTCTCCCGCAACGCTGAAGAATCCGCTGCCGATCATGTTTGTGTTGTTGGCGCCGCCGTCTCCGCTCAGAGACTCATCGAACGCGGGGTCATCCATAGATGATAAAAGGTTATCGACACCTTGATTCGCGACGGCGTGGATGACGTCCGCTCGGTCCGGGAACCAGGTAACGGCGTAATCCTCATCGACCCATTTCCCTCGGAATATATACCGAGCATCGGACAGATCAGGCTCCACTGCCAGGGAATCGTACCAGACATTTCGCCAGTCCTCGTAGCGGATTTGGATTTTTTCATCGACCGAATCATCCACAACGCAATGATCCAGCCAGCCGACACCGGATATCACCGCATCAGCAAACGCCATGGAACGGCGAAATCCTACATTGTTGACGTCTGAGATGTACTTCATCAGCTTAGTTTTGTTCTCCGCTCCAGGCGCGTCCTCTTCGCCCCTGGGCATAACTCGCCAGTCAATGCGGATCTTTTTCTCCGTGCCGCTGACCCATTTAATCGTAGGCTGGACCTGATTAAATATCAGGGCTTCTTGTAGTCTCTCCCTCAGAATCGCCCGTTCTTCGTCGGTCCACTGACCGGGACCGTCGTAAATCTCATGATCCCGCATGGCCTCTGTGCGCCGCTCCATTTGATTCACCCGTTCCTGCATCCACCAATCGTACACGCGGTTAAATCGTTTCCGCACATCTTCCTTGTCCAGCGGATGTTCGCCCTTCGGCGGCTTCGGCAGCCCTAAAGCTTTGAGCTCATCGAGCGCCTGAAACTCGCGGGGTTCGTGCTGTGAACTGGCGCGTATGTTTTCGAACGGCATAGCCTTTATCCCTTAATGAAAAATCGGCTCCATGTCTTCCATATTGATCGCTTTCGGCGCTTCCACGTCATAGATCGGCTCTATCTTCTCGACAGTTCCTTCGTCACGCGGTAGCATCTTCACCAGATCGTCGATCCCCTCCATGATGACGCTGGAGATGTGCGACATCAGTTGGACAAATTGCTTTTTGCCCTTCGGAACCTGAATGTCAAACAGCCTGCAGAGTTGCAGTGCCCTGTTGGCCAAGAATGATTCAAAATGATCGTTGTGATCCTCGCTGTACTTCCAGGCATCGTCCATCTTGATAATGAATCGCTTGCGATTATCCCGAACTACCGGACCCAAGAAAAGCGCTGGTTTCCCCTCGTAGTAACCCAATGTCCTGCCGATCATTTTCATCTTCACACCGCCATTGCGTTTTTGGGTAAGCTCTTAGCCAGCTTGCTCCATGAATTGCTGCCGCTGGTTGATGGTTTCACCATGCTCATGTCCGGGTCGCAAATGCGGGCCAGGCAATCGAGCATGTCGTCATGCACGGACACAGGGAACGCTCGATACTCGTCTTGGATGAATGATTGGACAAGATCTACGGATCGGCCATCATAGGTTTTCTTCCATAGGATTCGCGGAATGTAGATTCTTCCGGCCTCAAATAGTGGAATCAGTTTCCGAATTCGATCATTTTTTGGGATGTTGCCTTTCAGTTCCGTGATGTTAAACCGATAGTTCTCCCGGTCCATACGGTCCTGCATGTGCTCGATGTCCGCCTGCATCCCGTATCTCTCATAACCAACATCCAGCGGCCGGTATTCCCGATGAAGCCTGAAAAGTGCGTCGGCTCGCTCCTTGAGATTGAGTCTGTCCCGTAGTCCATCGATGAGATAGTAGTTATCGTCTCCACCTCGTCCGACAACCAACATCACCGTGTAGTCGTTCATTTTTTTCTTCTCGGATGCGGGATCACAAAGGATGTAAATATTGAGGTTTGATGTAGTTGGCGTCCATTGTCGGAGCCATTTATCCTTGAAACCCTGAGCTTCATCGGCTTTCGGGTCCATCAGCATCTGACATGAAAATGTATAAGACCCCATCTCTGTGCGCTTCTCGGCCAGTTGCTCACGGCTCAGTAGAACTGGCTCGCCCTCTACCTTCCCGTCAACAGTTGCCGTATGGATTCGGGGGATCGCTGCTTTGCGGTCCATGATGACGCGGTAGGTGTCGTTGTAGTGATAACGTGTACCAATGTAGCGTTTACGGCCATTCTCGGATAAAAGATTGAGTGATAATTCCCACGCATCAGTTGTCTTTTGGATCATTTCAGGTGATGTGACGCTTTCCCTGGTCACAACGTCGTCATAGATGATCAGATCAAAATGCCTTGATGTCGGCTGGCCGTCTACCAGCCCCCAGGCCTCAACCGTGCTCTCCTTCGGATTAGTTGTTCGTCTAACAATAATCCCATCATCCTCTGACCATTTCGGCGCCTCTTTCTGCGGGTTCTCCCACAACACATCATCAAAAAGATATTTCAGGAGCACATTGTATTCGAACTCGCGCTTGACTTGTCGCAGGAACGATTTTGCTATTGGTCGTGTGTGACTGAAAATTCCGACGGTGATATCAGGGTTCTTGAGGATTTCCTGGATGGTGAGGGCAAAAGTGATGATCGTTGACTTGTAATGAGCTCGCGCCCACAGATCCAGGTGATTGTCTGGATTGGCTTGAACCTCTTGGCAACGCTCGTATAGCCAGCCGCGGTCGGCATCTTTCCTGCCGAGAATCCAGGTAAGAAAGAAAAAGAGGTTTTCCTTGCAGAGCTGCCGTTGAGCCCCTTTAGATGGCTCCTCGCCCTGCTGCTTCATCCCTGCCAGATACGCAGTAAGCGCACGAACTCTCTCGTCTTTAATTGTCTCGGAGCTAAACGACGCCATACTTCGCCTTCATCGCTGTTAAAAGTTCGGCAAATTTATCTTCTGCTGATACTTTGA